GGCGTTTTTGACGGGTAAGAAATTAGATACCTATAAAACGCCTGCAATGCCCTAGCCATAGGTTCTAAATCAATTCCTCGTTGCATTGCAGGCGTTTTATAGGTATCTAATTTCTTACCCGTCAATCTTTCTCTAATTAATTCATTCTTATACTTTTTACGAGTTAAAGATTCAGCGCCACCTCGACCTTCAGTTAAAAGATCAGCAACTCTTGATCCACCAATTTTGCCTATTCTTAAAGCCATCCATTCGGGGCTACCTTGCTCTATACCTTTTATTATTCTATCCATTTAAATTTAAGTTCCTATAAGTTACGCCATCGTGCCATTGTTGATCGGTTGTTTTTTCATAAAGACCTATTACTTTATCGGGATGAAGAAGCAAAGGCTTTTGATCTTTAAAGCAAAATGCATATAGCAAAGGACATCTTTCAGAGCTATACCATTCCATAAACATTGGAAGCATTTTAATTTCTGAAGCTTTGATATTGGCAGTTCCCTTAACCATTATTAACCCAGCTTTACCATTATTATTAATATAAAAATCAGGCATATTTCTAATAAAAGTATTTAAGTCATAAAAGTTAGGGATAGGATCGTTCTTCTCATCAAAGCCTAATCGCCTATAAAAGTAACCTTTAGATTGGCAATAAGCTTCAAACAATACTTCCGCTATATTAACAACATTATTTCTTTCTTTATAAGAATATGCGCCATTCATAGTTTAGGGCTTTGAATTTTGCCGTAAAGAGGGGCTAATAAATATTTATCACCCATCTCTCTTTTAAGCCTTTGAATCTTTGTTCTGCGAGCTTCTATTTCTTCTATTTCTTCAAAGGTATATTTAAATTTAACGCCATAAAAATTACTGTTTCTCATGCCTTCCATCATAGCTCCGCCTTTCTTTTATCTTTAGCTTCAATAACTAATTTAGATAGAGTGCGATCATTCTTAACTTCACCCATTACAAAATTATAGTTAGACTGTAGTTCTTCTAATGATTGTGATTGGCTAATTCTTTGTAAGTAATCGGCTGCATTAAGAACTGCGGATTGGCCATCATCATCGTCTGCATAAACCGCACATAGCGCTGATAAACTATATCGGCGAATGTAAGAAGTTGCTGATCCTAATCCTTGTGAATCTTGTTTTTGAATAGGGCAGACGGCAGTATCCTCAATCCATTCACCCGAGCTATGGAGTAACCTCGTTGTTAGATGGAGTTTATTGTCGTCTGATGGGCTTAATGATTGAAGAATTGCAATGCCATTATCATTGAGTGGTTTTTTAACCGCATCAATAACTGAATTTAAACTGGCAAATTTTGCTTTGTAATGAGGATTGTTAGCATCTTTAACGGCAAATCTAATTTCTTTTTGCGCGGATACTAAAGCTTCAGCTATCTGTTTGATGCTTTCGGATGTTTTCATCTTATCTTGTCCTAAAAAGTTTCGTTAAATTACATGCGAGATTGTATCATTGTATGCCCATCTTGCAAAACTATCTCTTTCATAATTTTCAGCTATGAATTTTGCTAGCCTTTTAATTTCCGCATCATAAACATCTTTAATGCGACCTAACTTGTCATCTTTAGAATCATAAATAATATTCTTTACTTGATTTTGAACTTCAACTTCATCATAAAAATCAGAAAAGACATCCACATTAAAAGCAATATGATATTCAATTAATTCTTGCAAAGATATATGAGGTTCTAAATCTAGGAAATCAGGATCAGGATTCATCATAGTTTGAATATGAATCTTGTGTTGCATCTCTCGTTGCTGGTCAGACATATTTGCCCCCGTAACTTGTTGATTTTTCGTCATATTACACCCCTTTTAAGAAATTGTCTAGTAAAGGTAATAAGACATAAAGCCATAAGCCAAAGTAAGCCCAAAAAGCAATTGCATAAACAATAAGTCTTTTATTTTGTGTTGTCATGTTATTCCCCTATTTCAGATTTGTAAGGATCAATTTGTGTTTGAACATACTCGTAATTACCACTTTGCGAATTATGCTTGAGTTTTGAATTAGGTGCAACAAATTCGTATTTGTCGGCAGTCCAATTGTATTTAAGCTTGGCATCTTTAGGTGCGTAGTTATATTTGTTTTCAACCCAATTATAACGAAGCTTCGGTGATTCCCCACCAAATGATGCGATGGGGAGTGCGATTAATAGTGCGGTTAATATCTTCATTTTGATTCCTTATAAAGATTTAACAACATTTTTGAATCAGATAAAGATAATTTAAAACAACGGGAAATATCTAATGGAGTAGTAATTACATTGTTTTTTTCGGCTCTTTGAATAACATCAAAAACCCAATTTTTTTTGTATTCTGCTTGTTTTGTCATTTTAGTTTCCTTTAAGTTTCGTTAAAAATGTGTTGCTGGGTGTTAATATATACCTACTAATTATTATTACAAGCTTTTTTGAAAATATTTTATGAAAAATAACGAACACCTGGCACAGACTTTGCTTATCAAATGGTTTAGGCTTCAATACCCATTAATGGCAAAATGCCTGTTTGCTATACCAAATGGGGGCGCTAGGCATATCGGAACGGCCTTAAAATTAAAAGCTGAAGGAGTAACCGCAGGGGTATCCGATTTATTTCTTATGATTCCAGCAAATGGCCTTCATGGCCTATTTTTAGAAATGAAAGCCGATAAAAGTGCAAGATTACAACAAAATCAAATAGACTTCCTTAATCTAGCAGAATCAATGGGTTATGGTGCAAAGGTGGCCTATGGGTTTGAGGAAGGTCAAAAAATAATACAAAAATACTTGCACGAATCATAGAATTCGTTTAATAATAAAAAAGACAAGATAAAAGAAGGGAAACTAATTGCATTACTATCAGCACAATATATCAGATTACAGGGCTGACACAGGCCACTTAACCCTGTTAGAGCATGGTTGTTATCATCAACTGCTAGATCAATATTATCTTAATGAAGAACCGCTTCCATTAGATATAGACAAAATATTCCGATTACTTTCAGCGAGGACACAAGATGAAAAAAGTGCTATTAAAAATGTGCTTAAAGATTTCTTTATTGAAACTGAAGCTGGTTTTATTCAAAGACGGGCTGATGATGAGATTAAATTCTATCACGATAGGGTAGATCAAGCTGCAAAAGCAGGCCGTATAAGTGCCGAGAAACGGGCTAATTCCAACGAGCGTTCAACGGGCGTTCAACGGATGTTCAACCAACTAATAACTAATAACAAAGAACTAATAACTAATAACCATATAGATATATCATCCGATTTTGATCAATTTTGGTTTGCATATCCCAAACGAATCGGTAAGCAAGCAGCATTGAAAGCTTGGAATAAGACAAGACCTAATTTACAAGATGTTCTTAAAGCATTAGCTTGGCAGAAAGAAAGCAAGCAATGGTTTGAGAAGGGTGGACAGTTTATCCCAAATCCAGCGACTTATTTGAATCAACATCGCTGGTTAGATGAGCCGTCTGTATCAGTAACATTTTAGGAAGAAAGATGATAAATGAAATCTTATGTCTATCAGCAATTATGTTTGGTGAAGCAAGGGGTGAACCTGATATGGGAAAAGTTGCAGTTGCTTATACTGCAATTAACCGCAAAGCCGATCCAAATTATCCGAAAACTATTTGTGAAGTAATGAAGCAACCAGCTCAATATCAGTTTCTTGATTATGGGATGCCAACTAAAACACAAATAGCTTATTTAGAACCGCTTGCAAAAGCGATTTTAGAAAATAGGATAGATGATCCAACAAGGGGTGCAAAATGGTTTCATACGAAACAAATGGCAAAACCTTTTTGGGCAAGACAAAAAGAAGTTAAGATAGCTATAGCAAATCATATTTTTTATTAAGGAAAAGAAATGACACAAGATACGACAATGGGTAATTTAGAAACTTGGGTTCGTCAGTTAAATGGCGAACTCAATGTTCAAGAAGTAGCAAAAACTAAACCAGCACCAATTAAAGATGTGGTAGCTCCATATTCAGTATTTTTAAGGCATTATGATAAAGTAGGACTTTGTGCGGCCACAAATAAAAGACGCGCTAGTCGATGCAATGTTGAGTTTGTATTTGATGGCAATACTAGAAAACTTAAAGATGTAAGATTAATTAATCAAGAGAATGATAATGGACACTAAAGCCTGGTTGATAGAAGAATTTTCAAAAGACGGCCAACTTGTTTGGAAAATGATTTCATTCTTTCCGCCCGACAGTTTGGAGTGGATGCGAGATATTCGTGGTAAGAAGCATGATCTAGTTATATCCGAGTTAGGAGTTATCACTTCTAAAAAAATCAATGGAGTTGAGAAGAAATATGATTCTTCAAAATTTGTGGTTGGCCTTTAAGGTTGTTAGTTTTGCTTTGTGGGCGATTGTATTCTTGGTTGTTTCACTCATCTTATTTTATATATGGGAAGAATTTAATGACTAGATTTATAGATTTTGCAATAAAAATATTAATAGTAGGTGGTCTTTTTGGTATATTTTTAGGATTATCATTAGTGTTAGAATTAACATTTATCCGATGAGTAACTTTATGGAAGTCTTATTTCGCTATCAAGTCTTTGATGATTTAGGCGAGCCAATTCGCAGATTTAGAACAAAGCATGAAGCCGAATGCTATGTATTGCACAGAGGTAATCATAGAATTGAAAAATTACCAGCTCCGCCAAAAGAAAATGTATTTGATTTGATAACAGACGAGCCACTATTTTGAGTCATATATTAATCATTATCACAGGTCTTATCTATTCATATATCAGCATTGAACAGTTTTATCTTGGTAATAATGGAATGAGTGTTTGCTATTTTGGCTATGCGCTTGGAAATGTTGGCTTGTATATGATGGCTAAATAAAAGGATTATTAATGACACTAGAAGATAAGATAAGTTTTAAATCTATGATGGATACGCTTGCATCAATCTATCAAAAACAACCATTAGATCAGAACACTTTAAGGGTTTGGTTTTATAAGCTTGAGAAGTTTGAATTTAGTATTGTTACTAAAGCTTTTGATAAGCATATTGATAACAGTAAATTCTTTCCCAGTATTTTTGACATATTGCAATTATGCAGGGAAAAACCAATTGAATTTGCCAGGCTAGAAGCACCAAAACTATCTAAAGAAGCTAATGCGGTCTATGCGGCTAATGTAAATAAATTTGTCCAGGACATTAAGAGTGAAGATAAGAAGCTAAAAGATATGAGAGCTTGGGCGCATAGGATTATTGCTAACCCAAAAAATTATCCAGCAATCTCACTTGAATTCGCAAAGGAAGCTATACATGCAAAATAAATGGAGCAAGATTAGTAAATATTGCATTGAGCGCAATAATTTTTATATTTCCCGATACATGCTTGCCGATGGCGCAGATAGATTTGTATTATGGGATGGCACAAAGATGATTAAAATACACGATAACGCACAGGAATTAAAAGATGAAGCACAGAGAATGGATAGTGAGCAATCAAAACATGCCCCAATTGATGATTTATTTGGAAGGATTAATCAAAGAAGGCAAGACACCGCAAGTTACGATCAAAGAAAAGGTTAGCGGTGATAAAAGGTCAATTGAAGCTAATAAATTTTTGTGGGGTAGGTTATATAAAAGCATTAGTCAGTTTACTGGATACCTTCCGATGGAAGTGCATCTTTTGTGCGGGCATTTATTTCTCACAGAACAAAAAACAATAAATGAAGTGCAAGTGCCTTATGTTAGATCAACTACAGATTTGTCAGTCGAGGAATTTAGTTTATATATTCAGCAAATAGAATCTTATTTCTCACAATTAGGATGGTCGATTGAATAAGGATGAAAAAAGACACTATGAAAAGTTATCTCAAATTGGTTGCATTGTATGTCGCAATCTTGGGTTTGGTTATTCAGCTCCACATATTCACCACATACGGCATGGGGCTGGATTGGCTATGCGTAGCCATTGGAGTATGGCTATCCCTTTATGCCCTTTGCATCATCAAAATGGTGGGTTTGGTGTGGCGCTCCATGCAGGTCAAAAAACTTTTGAAGCAAAATATGGATCAGAATCAGAACTTTTACGACAAACTTTAGCAGTTTTAGAAGGTCAAATATGATAAAATTAGATTATGCCTTATACGCCTGTTAGTGATAAATGTCGCGAATTAGGTTGCAATAATCTTAAAACAAGTCGCTCTGCCTTTTGTAGTATTCATGGTGGCGAAAAAACTCAAAAAGATAAAGATAACAGTAAGCTTTATTCTACGGCTTATTGGAAAAAACAAAGAATAGCTCAATTAAGTAAAGCGCCTTTATGCCAGGCTTGTCTTTTAGAAGGCAGAGTTATTGAAGCGGTTGCGATTGATCATATATTTCCGCATAGGCAAGATGCTAATAAGTTTAAGAATAATTTGTTTCAAAGTTTATGCGTGCCACATCATACATTAAAGACACAAGAAGAAAATGAGGGCAAATATTTATATTACTCACCTAATGGATTAATTACTTATACAGACGCAGACTATGGCCAAGCTCTTAACGAAACAAAATCTGCGCAAAATATATAAAGCATTATCATCATTGCCACCATTTAATGAAATGCGCGGTATGCCCCAAGCTCATCGCATAACATTTTCTGTAATAAATACAAATGAAGTCATGGGATATTTTCATACTCATCCTATGCGAATTGAAATAGATAA